CAAACAGTTATTACTACAGACAGGTTTACAGTTGGGGTTACATTATTGGTGGATACATTAACTCTAACCCATGGAGAGCGGCACACAGAGTCCAGTTCTCAAACAACAGTTACACTGGCTTAGGTGACAGATGTAACAGACCGGGTGCTTACTTCTCAGGATCACACAGTGATACACACTTGTATGGTTATGCAATGGAAGGCATGGGTGCGGCAACTTATGTATGCGGATTTAACATGTTCTCAGAATCAGAATCACAAAACGGTAACATGCCGGTTAACAAAGACGATGCTGGAACAATGTCAAACCATGGTGGATATGTAGGAACACCTGCAAACTATACAACAACAGGTAACAACACAAACACTGTTAAACATACATTTAGTAACAACAGTTACTCACAGGTACAAGGTAATAACGCAAGTAACAACTATGGTAACGCATTTGAAGATGATACTAGAGGTTATGAGTGCTACGGCGCACAGTTCTTTAACTTCTCAAACGAAACATATTCGGGCGGTATGAGTAGACCAGGTGGATCAAACCAAGCACACTCTAAGTCAATGAGTACAAAACAAGGGTTTGCATTGGTTGAAGATGCTGGTAACTCATCAAGTAACTATACAAGATACAATTACTCAAACAACAGTAACCAAGGTGGTTACACAAGTAAACCACAAACTTGTGGTGAAACAAACTACATGGAAGTACAAGAATGGGGTTACGGAGGCGGATGCTGTGGATCAAGTTGTCAAAATGGTTGGTTCTGGTATCAACACTATACAAATGGTTCAAGAAACTTCCTAGGTAATTTTGACAGAGGAATGAGTTCAGGAGACGGTGGTTCAAGGATTGCATAATGTATATATTATATAGAAAATCAAGACACGATATTGACCCAAGATTTAGATTCTTAGATCAGCAATACGGTTTATGTTTAGTAGAAGTAACAAATCCAGAATGGATTGACTGGACAGAAGGTGATCCCGTTATTGTTCCTGATGATGTAGCGGCACGTTACAATGATTTTGGTCGACCTGAGTATAAAGCATATCGTGACAATTATGGCAATGAGTTTCCAACCAAAATGGGACTTGAAGGTGAAACTGTAAAAGTTAAAAGACCTTATACTACCGAAGAAGCACAAGCAAGTTTAGAATATATGAAAATTTTTATGATTGCTAGAGTTAAAAGTATTTTTCAAGAACGTTTTGAAAAATTACAAAAGTCTAGCAACACGCTAGAAACTAGCACTTGGGCACAACAACGCAAAGAAGCAGAAGCAGGCGGTGGCCCATTATTAAGATCAATAGCAAATCAAAGACATATCACAGAAGATGCTATGATTGCTAAAGTTATTGCTAAAGCAGAAGCATATGATACCGCAGTAGGAGATTTGCTTGGTAAACAGCAAAAGCATATAGACGATATTAAACGCTGTGATTCAATTAGAACAGCGGCTATTGTTGCAGACGAAAAATTTGGAATTATGCCACATCCGGATTTTCATCCGTATAAAAACGGCGATTTTATAATCCACATCTAATCATATCCTACAATTTAGTGTTTAAATATGCATATATACAATATGCACAAAGGAGTTATTGATGGCTAATCAAAAAGTTGACAAGAATGTTCTGGATAGTTATAGCACACCAGAAGATATGCGTTTTGATATGAGCGAGTACGTTGATGTACGTGTTGCTTCTGACGAAGACGCGGAATTAATCAAATATCTTGCTAACGAAACTACAGCATATAGCGGAACCCAAATTGAAGCATTTGTGGTTAATGGCGAAGTTACTGATCATAGAAAAATTAGACAAATTGCAATTGAAATCAGACAGCGTATGGTTTCTCTAGGTGATAACAAGTTTCAAGTTAAAAAAGCAGAAAACAGAATTAAAAAACTAAAGCGTCTTATTGAAAAAGAAGAAGACGATTTAGAAATTGAATTATATGAAGAAGAAATTCAAAAAGCACATTTTGATATTGCTTACACAAAGCAAAACATGCTTCAAAATGAAGTAGAAATTAAACGCTTTTTAGAAGTACTGAAAAAAATTAATCCTAATGGTCAAGAAAGCACTATGCATATGCTTGAACATTACAAAGACGATTGGGAGAAAAAGGAAGAAGAATACTGGTCACAGCGTATGGCAAAACAGGCTATGATGGATATGATGACCATGGGTAAAATTTCCAGTGGTAACTTAGAGAGTATCATGGGTATGCCACTTCCTTTACAAAATAAAACCATCGCACAAGCAATCACAAATGCCGCACAGATGGAAAAAGGAATCATGGGTATTCAAAATAAAGTAAGAGGTTTACTTGCTGAACAAGAAAAGAACAACCCAGACGGAGACCTTCCGCACTTGTTAGGCATCGACGGCGACTATGGTGGAGAAAAAACAAAAACTCAATTAAAAATCGGGGTCGATGAAAACAATGGCATCAAAGCAATTGAAAATAAACAGGGATCCTGATTATCAAATAGGTGATTGGGATCTGCGTGTCCAACGCATGAACACTTGCTATAATTGCGAACACATGGAATTAATGCAACACGGTGAAGAGCGTGGTGAAGAATTTCTTTACCAACGAATGGTGTGCGAAGCATGTAGTTGTGTTTGTTGGCCACTATCGAGTATAAACAAAGAGGACGGATGTCCATACAGTAAATGGGAAATATCGAATGCAAAGTGGCGCAGAATGCAAGAAAAAGATTTTTAGCATACCGCTAAATCCAAAACTTACCATGGAACAATTTACAAAGTTCTATGACGAAGTTGCAAAATACAAAGATTATATTTACGATATCTACTTTACAAGTAGGGTGCCTCCTTTTGTACAAGACGCAATGGGAGATGTTTTCGATGGTAATCAAGCAAGTGATTTAATTCACAATGCAATGATATTTCAAACACAGTTAGGTATTCCACTTAGTGCTACGTTTAACAATATAGAATGTCCTCCACGTGAGGATATGCTTGACATGTGGATTAAAAACTTTCGACCATTGTATGATGCGGGTATTAGAACTGTAACATTACCTCATACTATTTGGTTACTAAGTGGTAAGATACAACAAGAATATCCAGAACTGTTTATTAAAAACACTATTTTAAGAAATGTGCAACGTCCTAATGAACTAGTTGAACTAGTAAAAGCAGGATTTAGTTATATTAACTTAGATAGAGACTTAATGCGTGACCGTGAACGTTTACTAGAAATAAAACGTGCTAAAGAATATTGCATTGAAAAATATGGTAGAGATATTAAAGTAAGTTTGTTAGCCAACGAACACTGTTGGGGTAACTGTCCTGTACAAGATGAACATTTTCAATATAACAATACTAGACGTACACCATATGAACCGACATATTTTATGACTCCATTAAGTCAATTTACTTGTCCAGCATGGGATAGAAGTGACCCGGGTTATGAATTAAAGAAAGCAAACTTACCACCATGGAGAGAAGATTGGGTTGAGTTTATTGACGAACTCGGTATTGATGTTTTTAAAATGCATGGTCGTGAACATATTCCAAGGCTGTTTGAAACCATGCAAATTATTAAAAACTTTGCAGAAGGCAAGGAGTTAATGTGGGATACTTTTGATGATTATATCGATGATATGAAACTCGAAGGAACACCTATCAATAATTGGCGTAAAAAAATTAAAACTTGTAAGTTTGATTGTTGGGATTGTAACTACTGTGAAAAAGTAGTCGTAGGAAAATCAAGACATAGATTAATTGAACATATTAAAACTAGTTTAGATAAAGCAGAAAACAGTGAAAGCAAAGTAAGTCCTGCTACACTAAGCATACCCGGATTAACAAGCAATAAGATCAAACATTTTATGAATAATATGTTGAGTGCAAGTGATGCACGTTATGTTGAAATAGGTTCTTTCCATGGTGCTGTATTTGCTAGTGCTATCGACGGAAACTACCAAAGTGCGGCTATTGCTATTGATAATTTTTCTAATCCTGAAATAGAACCAATGCGTGACATTCCAGGATGGACAGCAGAACAAGGAAATCCCAAGGACATACTTGAAAAGAATATAGGTAACCAAGGACACTTGTTAGCAAAAATAGTTGATAAAGATGCATTTTCTGTAACAGAACAAGACTTAAACTTTAAAATTAATATGATGTTTTATGACGGTGATCACAGTTACGAATCGCATATTAAGGTACTAGATCATTACTATGATATGTTTGATCCTATCTTTGTTTTTATTGTTGATGACTGGAACTGGGGACAAGTAGAACAAGCAACACTAGAAGGTATTGCACAAAAGAACTTAAAAATAAGACATCAACAGTTGATTAATACAAACGGTGAAGATCCTAATGATTACTGGAATGGTATTGGAATATTTGTATTAGAAAAACAAGATGGATAAAGTAATTCACAACATCTGCATACTTGGCGGCGGAAGCAGTGGCTGGTTAACTGCTTGCCACTTATCATATAATTTACCACCGCAGGTAAAAATTACACTTATTGAAAGCACAAAAATAGGAACCATAGGCGTAGGTGAAGGAACACAACCTTTTACCACTGCCTTTCTTTATGAGTGCGGATTAAAGCCTGAAGATTGGATGCGTAGTTGCGATAGCACATACAAACTTGGAGTTGAACTAGAAGGATGGGCAGATGTTCCTATATTTGTAGACAATGATACAAGCGATACAGCCGTACTTGGTAATGGTGTTTTTATGCACGATTACATATTAGGCACAAAGAAAACAAAACAAGAATTTGTGGACTGGATTCCAAGTTATCAATTAGCACGTAACAACATATCTCCTAAACTGGACGATCATAGACTAGACTTTACATACGGACTTAACGGTCAAAGTTGGGACGCAGTTCATTTTAGAGCAGACAAAATTACTGAAACACTTAAAAACGCCTGCAAACACAAACTCGAGTATTATGATGATGAAGTAATAAAAGTAAACAAAGACGACAGTGGTATAACAGGGTTAGAAACAAAAAATAATGGCACACTAACTGCTGATTTGTACATAGATTGTACAGGATTTAAAAGTATGTTGCTAGAAGAAACACTACAAGAACCTTTTGTTAGTTTTAAAGATACCCTTATTTGTGATAGAGCAGTAGCATTGCCTAAAGAATATAATGCAAATAGACGCGAAGCAATGCACCCTTATACCAAAGCCATTGCAATGGATAGTGGCTGGCGTTGGCAAATACCTACATGGAGTAGAATCGGCAATGGATATGTATATTCTAGCAAGCACTGTACACCTGAACAAGCAGAACAACAGTTACGTGATGCTATAGGTGAATATGAAGCGGAAGCAAATCATTTGCAAATGAAAATTGGTAAACACAAAAATATTGCTGTAAAAAATGTATATGCTGTTGGATTAAGTGCTGGATTTGTAGAACCTTTAGAAGCAACAGGTATTACATTTACTACAAAAGCAGTGCAAAATCTAACCCGTGTAATACTACAAAAAAATGGAACATACAACGATGATAGTAGAGAATATCTCAGCAGAGAATTTGAAACTATGATTGACGAAATACATAACTTTATTTTTATTCATTACAATTTGTGTCATAGAAATGATACAGATTTTTGGAAAGATGTGCATTCAATAAAAGTTCCACCTAGTGTTGAAAAAATTTATAGGATGTTCAAACCATCACCACCGCCTGCACTTCATATGAAAGGCAGTTATGATATGTTTCATGTAGGACAATGGTTTGAACTACTATTCCTTATGGGATTTTATGATGATGCAAATTTAGAAATAACTGATGCTGTTAAAAAATATGGAGAATTGTGTTACAATTTATACAAAACAAAAACAGATTCTCAGTTACAAACATTTCCTAATCATGCACTTTATTTAAGGGATTGGTATAATGATTAATGATTGGATCGGTAGTTGGAATGTTGAGGATTTAGTTGAATGGAGAAAGCAAGTAGATTCTTTCTACAATCATAAAATTGAATCGCATACTGTAATTTGTTGGAAAAATGCTCAAGAGAATTTTGTATATAAAAATCTCAACATGTTACATCCAGAAACTATACCTGATTTAACAACTAAATTTTCTGATTGTTTTTATTTGATAGTGTTATCTAAAAGTATGCTAGAGTGGGGCAAAGTAAGAGATATTACAAAAGTTTTTCCAACCAGCACTTTAGAGAATAATGTTGAAATTCCCGGTCTTCTTATAGAAAATAATGTTGAAAAATTAATTATTGAAGTTGATATCGATCATTACACAAATAAAGAAACAATAAGTAGTATTGATCTTGGTCGAGAAGATATGTTTACTGCAAAAGCACAAAAAGTGCTATGTGATTTTGATAATAAAACGTTTATTAGTAGTATTATCGATGGAGAAAAAGTCTACAATCACCATTTGTTAATAGGACAGTGAAACGCTTTTACTTTTGTTTTAATAGGAACAATACAATAGCATTTTTGACACATCTGCATACTTTTATTATAATGCTCGCATTTTAAACAAGTATTAACACGTTCTTTGTGCTCTTGATCATCGCACATAATTTGATCTTTTAGTTTAGTTAACTTAGTTTCAAACTCATGACCAAATAGATCAGTAAACCAACTCATACTAATAAGTCCAATACAGTTTGTAATTTGTCTTTAATTGCTTTGTTTTGAAGTGTATTACGCAAACCAACGTGCAGTGGTTTAGGCCAACAGTTTACGTTTGTCCACGCATATCCGCTATGCTCGTGATTAAGTGTTGGAATAAATTCGTTATCAACAATAGCCAAGTATGTGTGAAAGAAAAACTTTGAATCGTTTGAAGTAAACATTTCTAGTGGAATTACTTTTTTAATAAGCGGAGTTTTACCTACTTCTTCACCAATTTCACGCTCAAGTGCTTTCCATGGTGTTTCATCTCCTTCTGCCATACCACCAACTAGACCCCATTGACCTGCGGTTTTAGTTTTGGTACGTTCTAGGAAAAGAAATCGTTTGGTATTACGTGCATAAAATAATGCACCACTACAAACTATATTTTTGTCTAAAGTACTAGTCGCCATGACCCTTTTAAATATTCACCTTCATAACTTTTTAACCATGCGCCAGTGTTGTTTGTGTATTTGTACTGTACGCCTGTATATGTATTAGTTATGTAGACAGGGTCTTGTGCCACACTAGAATCGGCACGTTCGTCGTTTGAACCCGCATCAAATGTAATTTCCCAATTTGAACCGTTCCAGGTAATAATATCATTTGTGCTGGCTTGTAGTAGTGTGCCATCAGCATTTTGCCATGCGTTCATGTTAGCATCTGAACTATCATTTTTTACGTGCTGATGAATGTCATTTAGAATTAGATAACGTGTTCCTGCGGCCAAGTTATTGCTATCAGGATTAAAAGTTAATGGATCAATAATAGCATCTACAGTACCTCTGCTTGCTGTGCTATCAGTTAAAATAGTATTTTCAGGAACTGTGTCGCTGTCAAAACTTAATACCATTTCAGTATCGTCTGTTGGATTTACACTTGCTGTAGCAACAACTTCATTACCGTCTGATTTTGCTAAACGCACTGTGCTAAGTCCTGCTCTAAACTTGCCCGGATATTGATCAAGAAGTTTATACCAACTGACCGGTTCTCCGGTTCTATCAAATTCACCCGGATTAGGTTCACTTACACCTTCTGCTGGAGCAAGCAACCTTGCAGTATTGTTTAAAACTAACAATCCAAAATTTCCTGTTGTAATGTTAACTGTTGCAATAGGATCTACTGCATCAATAATACCGTCGCTGATGCTACCTGATTCGTCAAACACACTCATAATAATTTTTTCAATAACACCAAGTTGTTTGACTTTTGCTGGAGGTGTGATCCAAATAGGCATTGTGAATGTAAGTTCACCGATGTCAATTTCTGAATCAACGCCTTGTGGTATAGCACGACTTGAATAGTTTACACTTGACAGTTCAATCAAACTTAAACTGGTCCAGTCAACATAGTTTGCTGTGCTTTGAATTTCTAAACTTGGATTGAATAGAACAAGCATCTGTTCCATAATTTGTAATTTTTGATCAGTATTAGTTGACCATACATCGCATTTCATTTGCAAGTTAAATGGCACAGGCATTAATCTTTCAACTGTGTATCCAGGTCCTTGTGTTTGTAGGTATTCGCCTGTTGCAGGATCATAATCTCTTTCACGTAAATGCACTTTGCTTACGTGTGTTGGATTTTGTACCCTATCTCTTGCGTATTCTAAACCAGTAATATAACAACTAATGCGTGGAGCACTAATAACTTTGTTTTCTGAATTATCACGAATAATGTGTGCAACTTGACGTGTTAGATTACCATAACTGGTAGGAATCTTACGTAGTGTTCCTGCACCGTCTTTGTAACTAAAGTTGCTCATAACACGTATAAACTGTGTTACAAAGCGTCTTATTTGTCCATCATAAAAATGTTGCATTAATTATCTGCCTTAGGTTTAAGTGCTTGCGATAATGCTTGGCGTTCATTAACTGTTTCGCCATTAATTTCACTTGTGTTTGAGTTATTAACAAATGTTCCAATTTGTGTCTTAGCATTATCACTGCTTGGAGTTTCAACTCTTACAGCATCTTCATATTTAACCCAACGTGATCCATTGTATCTAAAAAGTCTGTTTGGAAAATAATCTGTTCTCAAGAAAAACTCTCCATCGCTTGCGGCTTGAGGGAATTGAGCACCAAAACTGTACAATGCTCCATTTGGTGGTACACCTTGTTCAGTTAAGTAACCAACATAAAAGTTTCCTTTTGCTGTTTTTAAGGTTGGTGTGCTACTTCCGTCATCATTAATATCTACGTTACCTGTGTCGTCTGTTGGAACAACAAAGTATTGTTTGGTATCGTAACCACTTATAACTGGTTGATTAGGGTCACCTGTGATGTCTTCGTTTGCTTGATTAAGAACTGCTTCATTAATCTGCATTTCTTTTTCATAAGTTGAAAGCACATCACGTATGGTAGATCCTGTACCTTCGCCGCTATCTTTATCAAAAATTTCTTTAAACTCTTGGCTATCCATAATTGGTTTTGCTTTTACCCTAAGCAAGTGTGGATACCAAGTTTGACTAAATCCTTCTGCACTTCTGTTTACATCTTCGATTACATAAAAACGTTTTAGTGCTACACTGTAATCATTGAGTGCGTATTCGTCTTTGAGGTGTGGTAATTCTAACACATCACCGCTCATTAATTTTCTACCCAAATTTTCTACACTGCTGTTTAAATGAAATGTTATAAAAATTGTATCATTTTGTAGGAACATACCAAATTGACTTAGATCAAAATCTAAATCTTGCACATTGTAAATTCCACGCATAACGTACACATCATCTGAATACTTTCTATCTCTGTTTTCTAAAAACAGCAAATCCTGTATTTTTGTTTCAGGAATATCATTTGTACCGCGAGGCTGACTAGCAGTAGCATTATCGCCGGGGTCAACAGGGCCTTCGTACTTGTGTACAAATATGTCTGTACCGCCAACCTGAAAAGACTCGTATACGTTCTTATCTATAAAGCGATAGTCTGCGGATTTCTCTGGTCTGTATAAACTTAATCTGGGCATAGTAATTGTATTTATTGAATAAATATGTTTAAGATAGGAAACTTATATGAGTGATTTAGACAACAAAAAACAACAGGTCTTTAATTACGTTCGTACGCTACTAGGCGACGGAATGATCGATGTTGAACTCGATCCAAACCATTACGAAGTAGCATTAGAAAAAGCATTAGGAAAATATAGACAACGTGCAGAAAATGCAGTTGAAGAATCCTATATGATGCTTGAACTACAAGAAGATACAAACGACTATATTCTTCCAAATGAAGTAATTGACGTTAGAGAAGTGTTTAGACGCTCAATTGGTTCACGCACAGGCGGAGGAGATGGTGGTACACTGTTTGAACCATTCAACCTAGCCTATTCAAATACCTATTTGTTAAGTTCAACACAAATGGGTGGACTTTCAACATACTATGCTTTTGCT